GAAGACGGAGACTATTTCTTACGTTCAGACTTTTTGCCAAATAGAATGTTTCGATATGACGGCGCACGTTGGGTTAAAGTACAAGATGATATTAGAATGTCACTAAGTAATACACTTGAGAGACAAACACAGAAGTCTAGCTTTATTAACAATACTAAAACTAGTCAAATTGACGGCGAGACTGTTACAGAGAGACAAAGTCTTTCTAAAGCACTTAAACCAAAAGCGGATAATACATAATGCAGCATTTTTACGATGGACAAATAAGACGATACCTTACCCAGATGATGCGCATATTAGCAAACTTTCCTGTACAAGACGGAAAAGGTGTGCAGAAAGAGGTGCCTGTTACTTACGGTGATTTGTCTCGTCAAGTAGCAAACATTATTAAAGAGAATAGCGAAAACAAATTACCTAGTGCGCCGCGAATTGCAGTGTACTTAACAGGTTTAGAACTAGACAAAGATAGACTAACTGATTCTACATACACCCGTAAAACTAATATTAGAGAACGTGCATACGATACGGATGCAGGAGAGTATTTAAATTCTCAAGGCAAGAACTATACAGTTGAACGATTAATTCCTACTCCGTATATGATGCGATTAAATGCAGACATATGGACATCAAACACTGATCAAAAATTGCAGTTATTAGAGCAAATACTTGTATTGTTTAATCCAAGTTTAGAAATGCAAACTACTGATAACTTTATCGACTGGACTAGTATTAGTGTTGTTAATTTAGAAAATGTAACTTGGTCAAATAGAAGTGTGCCAGTTGGTATAGACAGTGAAATAGATATTTGTACACTTACGTTTAGTATTCCTATATATGTTAGTCCCCCAACTAAAGTGCGCAAAATGGGTGTTATTACTAATATTATTACAAGCATGTTTGACGAGAAGTTAGGCACTATTGAAGATGGTGTAAGTAAGCCTGTACTAAATGCGTATGATGATGTGCCAAGAGCAGGAGTTACTCAAGGCGAGTTTGGCAGAACAGCAGTCTCCGACACAACTGCGCAAATGGCTAATGTTAATTATGCTACGTGGGGGGCGTTTGTAGACGGTGACTCTGTACAATTGTTCTCAAATGGCATGGTTGGTAATAAAAACTGGAGAGAAATCTTCGAAGCATTGCCAGGTATGTATGCAGCTGACGTAAGTCGCGTATACTTTACTAGCCAAGATAATGCAAGTACAATCACAGGCACATTTACACTAAGTCCGTTTGACGAAGCTAAAATACTCGTTAATTGGGATACTGATAGTTTTCCAAGTGACACTGTCATTAGCGGACGTACTAGTATTGACTATATTATAGATCCAACTAATTACAACCCTAGTGCTATTAAAACAGGCGGTGTACGTTTGTTGTTGCTGAACGATGTCGGTGATGCTACTGCTACTCAATCACCAGTTGCGTGGCAAAACACAGATACAAGTGCATTAGTTGCAAGCGCAAACGATATTATTGAATGGAATGGTTCTAAGTGGAATATTGTATTTGACGCAAGTGCTGCAACAGAAGTTACATATACTACTAATTTAAATACAAGTGTGCAGTACAGATTTAAGAACAATGAATGGCTATTAAGTATTGATGGCGATTATCCAGTTGGCACGTGGAGAGTTGAACTAGCAGGCTAATTATATGTATGAACAATCGTATTACATGTAGCGGTGCGCTATTTTACACCTTAGATACAAATAGATTTTTATTCCTTCACAGAGCGCAAGGTAAGCGTAATAATCTGTGGGGACTTGTTGGTGGTACTAACGAAGGTGCCGAAACTCCGTGGGAAGGTCTTACTCGAGAAATTGAAGAAGAAATTGGATTTGTTCCAGAAATTAAAAAGACACTTCCGTTAGAAAGTTTTATATCTCCTGATAGTAGATTTTATTTCCATACTTATTTGTGTGTAGTACAAGAAGAATTTATTCCTAACCTCAATAATGAACATAACGGCTATGCTTGGTGTAGTTTTAGTAAATGGCCTAAGCCATTACATCACGGATTGCGCAACACACTTCAAAGTAAAGTTAACTTAACTAAGTTAGAAACTGTTTTTCAAACAATCAATTTACTTGACAAATAACCTAAAAGATAGTATAATAACATTATGAAAGTATTAGTTCTCGGCGATGTAATAATCGACAAATATATCTATGGCACATCAGAACGTTTAAGTCCTGAGGCGCCTGTGCCTGTGGTTAAGTACCAGCGTGAAGTTGAAACACTCGGCGGCGCTGGGCTTGTTTACGAAAACTTAAAAAGCCTAGGTGTCGACGTAACACTATTTGAAACTGAACAGCCTAGTAGCATTAAAACTAGAGTAATTTGTGACGGACATTATGTTACACGCATTGACGATGATAAACATGCAGACAGTACAGCAGTACTAGAAACTATAGAGTTGCATGACTTTTCAGAATACAAGTATGTTATATTAAGTGATTATAATAAAGGTGTGTTAGACGAGTCGCTTGAAATTATCGAACACATTAACAAATTTAATTGTAAAATAATTGTAGATCCTAAAGAACATGCAAATCAGTATAAGGACGCATGGCTAGTAAAGCCCAACTACAAAGAGTTTGACGAGTTTGGATTTACGTTTTGGCAAAGTAATATTATTACAACTAAAGCCGGGGACAATGTTGTTGCTACAATAGATAATGTAGATTACAATATTCCAGTTGAATCTGTAGAAGTATCAGATGTTACAGGAGCAGGAGATTGTTTCTTGGCCGCATTTGTATACGGATTAACAAAGCAATACAATCATAAGAAGTGTTTAGAACTTGCCGTTAAAGGTTCTAGGGAAGCAGTTAAGCACGTAGGCACACACACGCTTACTATAAGCGATATAGAAGAACGCATAGTGTTTACTAACGGAGTCTTTGACATACTACACACAGGACATTTTGAGCTACTAGCTGAAGCAAAATCGCTTGGCGATAAACTAGTTGTAGGTATTAATAGTGACGCAAGTGTAAAGCGTCTTAAGGGTGAAGACCGGCCTATTAATGATGCTGTAAAGCGTATTAGACAATTAGAAATATTGCCTTGGGTTGATAGAGTTGTATTGTTTAGTGACGATACACCATACGAATTAATTAAAAAATTAAAGCCGCACGTTATTGTAAAGGGCGGTGATTACACAGTAGAACAAGTTGTAGGACACGATTTGGCTGAGGTGCATCTTGTGCCTACAGTTGAAGGATATTCAACAACACAGATTATAGAGGCAAGCAAATGAAAATATTAGTCACAGGAAACAACGGCTTTATTGGTAAAAATATTTCACATTACTTACAAAGTAAAGGTCACGAAGTAGAAGGATGGGAATGGCAACCTGGTGTACTTCCTAGTACAGAAGACTTTGACTGGTGTATACACACTGGTGCAATTAGTAGTACAACATACACTGATGTAGATCAAATACTAGAGCAAAACTTTGAGTTTACTGTTAGGCTTGCACAGATATGCGAAAACTTTGGTACTAATTTACAATACGCATCAAGTGCAAGTGTATACGGTCCTACTACGCATTTTACAGAAGATGGCAAGTTACTTCCAGTAAGTCCTTATGCATGGTCAAAGTATTTGTTTGACAGATTCTTAAATCAGTATCTTGAAGAGTTTCAAATTAAAATACAAGGCTTCCGTTACTTTAACGTATACGGGCCTGGGGAAGAAAATAAAGGCGATCAAGCAAGTCCTTATACTAAGTTTACTAAGCAAGCAAAAGAAGATGGTGTTATAACACTGTTTGAAGATAGCGAAAATTTTAAAAGAGACTTTGTTTGTGTCGAAGACATTTGTCGCGCACACGAACTTATGTTTGATTCGGAATCAACTGGAATATTCAATATTGGTACTGGCACAGCTACTAGTTTTGAAACAGTAGCAAACGCAATTGCTACAAAGCATAACGCTGCTATAAATTATATTCCAATACCTGAAAATATAAAGGCACAATACCAAAAGTATACTTGTGCAAACTTAACTAAACTTAACAATGCAATAGATATGCAATGGACATCAATAGAGGATTATATCAATGGAACCAACTAGATTACAAGGCGTTGTACAAAAAGGGTGGGGCTACGAATTAATTTGGGCTACTAATGACAAGTACTGCGGTAAAATTATGTTCTTTGAACAAGAAAACGCAATGTTTTCAATGCATTTTCATAAAGAAAAAGATGAAACATGGTTTGTAAATACTGGACGATTTAAAGTACAATGGATTGATACTACTAATGCTGCGTTATATGAAAAAGAATTAAAAGAAGGCGATGTTTGGCATAACCCACCTTTGCAACCGCATAGACTAGTTTGCTTACAAGCAGGCTCAAGTATCACTGAAGTTAGTACAGCAGACAGTGTTGAGGATAATTATCGCGTTGCGCCTGGAGACAGTCAAAGGTTATCTTCTGAACAGCCCCCAACTGTCTAACAGCGTATTAAGCTTGCGCTTCGCCCCACCTAATAATAATATTTGCATCAATAGCTGATCCAGAAACTTTATAAACATTAATAGCAAGTACATCAGGTCCATTTGGATATGTTCCTCTGCCACCTAATGGTGTATTAGTAAGCTCTTTAAGATCGTTAAGATCTAGTGTTGAACGCTCACCCGGTACAGCAATGAATGAGAAGATAGTCTCACCTGGTTGTGCAAACGGTGGTTGTACAAATTCAAGTGCTAGTGTACCTGAGGTAGCTTGTAATGTACCAGTGAATGCATTGTTAAACGTTACTTCGTAATAGTCAGTGCCGGCGTAGGACAGTAATGTAACAGAGTTAATTTGAGTGTTTGCTGGAACTGTTATGCCATTGTTGCCACCGGTAACAGTAGTACCAATTTTTCCAGCTGATGCGTCAAACGATGCTACAGTAAAGTATCCGTAGTTTCTGTTTGTGCCTTCAACATTAAATGGTATAGTATATGCATCTACCGTGTTACTTGACAGGCCGTTTGCCCGGTTGCTTAGTCTAAAATACCCGTAGTTACCACTATTGTCTATATAGCCGTCTGTAATAGTAGTGTTGCTTGGAATGCCTGAGCCAGTAATTGGTTTACCTAATACTAAGCCGATATCACGTTCTCCAAATACAGCCGCAAAATCATTAGCACTTACGCTAATGTATCGATTATTATTACCCCAGTTGTTTTGGCCACTGTTTATTACGCCTGTTATATTTGGTACTGAAGTTATATTAGCTGTTGTTGCTGCTGCGCCTGTACTCCACGTAACACCACCGCCGGAAGCAATTTGTGCAAAGCTAGGTTGTCCACCTTGAGCAACCCCGCTTAGACCTGACCAACCAACGTCATTTGGGTTGGTTGGATAGTTTTGAGGATTAAGCACTCCTTCAATAACAATGCCGCCTGCGCCTGTTTCAGATGTAACTTCTAATCCTGTTAACAATAACTGTGCTCTGTTTAATAGTTCTCTTGTTCCTAAATCTCCAATAAGTGCGTTTGATACACTAGGAGCCAATCTAATCATAAATGCTGTTTGTTTAGTTGTAGTAACTTCAACAGCAGTTTCTGCGTATGAGAAAATGTAACCACGATCTGAGTCAAAGCCGCCATCTGTAATAAACGCACTACCCCAGTGACTAATTAACGGAGTAATTGTTTGTGATATTAATATTACTCCTGTTCTATCAGCGTGTGTAGCAGCTACGGCTGCTGTATAACTTCTATTTGCGCCAGCTTGGAAGTTTGTAAATGTTGCACCTCTAGTTAGTCCTGTTAGTGTGTTATCTGTTCTTCCAGTAAACGTTATAATTTCGTTGTCAATGTAAATAGTACCAGCATATGGAAAGAAACTTCCGTCAAACAATTTAAGAGTAGTTTGACTATTAGTCATACCTGCTGCTAACTTCCCGCTTGGACCTTCGTTAGTAACTTCATAGCGTACAGGTAAGTTACCTGAGCGCATAAATGCTTCTGTGTTTATGTTTGAGTTACGCATTCTGTGTGCAAATACAAAGTTGCCGTTTGCGCCACGTAGCATGAAGTCAATAAAACCAGCACCATACCAACTGTACTGAATACCAATCATTTGCATTTTAGCAATATCAATATCGTATCCACTTGGGCCTGTGCCGTCTAGCCTATCTAAGTTAAAGTCTTTTTGCTTTACTTTTTTATCAGCTACTAAGTTAATCTTTGCACCTGTAATGTTTACTACGCCGCGCCAGTCCGGAGTAACTGTCATGCCAGTTTGACTATTAACATGCGATACAACATGTGTCATACCTTTAATAACAACTCTATCGCCAGCTTTTAGTTGATCTTGGAAACGTGTGTTTGTTCCTACAATTAAGTTATTATCAACAGTTAATGCAATTGTTCCTGCAAGCTGTCTTGTACCAGTACGCTGATTAACACTAACGTTAGTGCCATCGAATTCCCAGAAGATACCGTTTTGATCATCAAAGATACCTGAACGTACAGTAGCACCGTGCCAAGCTACAACACTCATTTGTGAGCCAAATCCTAGTACAGCAGTTGTTGCTCCTAGTCTACGTACTGCGCGAACTTTAAATGTGCGCTCGTCTACTACTTCCTCTACAGTATAATCAAACTTTGGAGGAACAGCAGTTTGTTCGCCACTATTAAATCCTGGTGTCTCTACACCTATAAGTCTAACTATGCCACCTGGTTGTACGCCATGATCGTTGTCATCTGTTACAATAGTAATTAACGAGTTAACTTCAACACCGTCTGCTGTAATACTGCGTATATCGTAACTTGGAGCAAACAATGCACCAGTTGTATACATAATACCTTTACCAGACTGATATCTAATATATTTTTTACTTTGACGTATTGCTTGTGCGCCGTGTTGTGGTCCGCCCGTTCCTAACATAACACCGCCATCAAATGGCCTGTGTACAAAGAAGCTATCTGGTCTTGGATATACTGCGCCTTGTATTACGTTGCTAGAAGTATCAATTGCTCCAACTGCTCTTGCTTGGAATCTTAAACTATTTACTGTAGGTATATTTGTAGCAATGTACGATCCTGCTGTTAAGTTGTGATTGTTGCCGGCAGCATCTGATGTAATAGTAGTAATAAATGAAGCTCCGGGTACTAATCCGTGTGCATTATCAAACGTAGCATCAATAATTGCAATAGCACTAAACGTAATACTTTGATTAATTGATATAGGTGCTGTTGTAGCTTCTGTCATAGTTATTGTTGATATTAAATCAAGGTTGGTGCCATAATTAGCTATTGCTGCATTGGGGGTTGTTCCCCCAATAGCGCCGGTGCCGGCATTAATATTTGATACAGTTAATACTATATCATTTGCAGGTGATGCGCCATCAAATGCTGTTCCTGGAAGAATAATTCTGTCGCCGAGTGCGTAGCCTGTGCCTAGAGCACTAGGTGTAACTGAATCATAAGATGTAAAGTTTTTGTTAATTTCAAATGTTGCGCCTGCACCTAAGATTGGCATGTTACTCGGAGATACTGCTGTGTATGGGCCGCCTGCTGTTGCTGCTGTGCCTGAGCTTGAAATGCCAGTAATTACACCAGTTGTTACAGCATCAATAGCAGTAACATTAATAGTAAGGTTGTTTGCAGGACTTGTACCCGACAGCACCACGCCGCCTACTGTTAATACTTGTCCAGCTCCATAGAAAGTACCGCCTGTATTTATAGATGTTGTGTAACCACTGCCCGAGATTGCAATATCAAAAGTTGCACCTGTACCAACTTTGTTTGCTGATACTACGGCGTAGTTGCTACCAGTTGTTGTACCAGAACCAGTTGCTGTGATAGCAGTAATATCTCCTGTTCCTCCAACGTTATCAATTGTAATCGTTAAATCATTTGCTGGAGTTGCGCCACCTAGTGAAGTACCTAGTATTACAAATGTCTCAGTAGGCTGATAATCACCGCCTGCTTGGGTAATTGATACAGCATAGTTACCGTTTGAAGCAGCAATGCCAAACACTGCTGATGTACCAGATGATCCAGCATATGTTCCAAGTCCTATTATTGATGTTGAAAAGCTAAGATTTACAAAAGGCGGAGTACCAGTAGCTGTTGATCCAGTTATTGCTCCACTTCCATCAACAGTATCAACAACAATATATAAATCATTAGCTGGTGATGTGCCTCCTATATCAGAACCTAGTATTTCAACCAAGTCAGCTACTACAAAACTTGCTGACGCATCAGTTGTGTCTAAACCAACACCAGTAATCGATATTGATGCAATAGCATCAGATGCGCCAACAGTGTCAATTGTTATTGTTGCATTATTTCCTGGTGTTACACCACCTAAGTTTTCACCTAGTATTGTAAATGTTTCATTCACTACAAAGTCTTGACCTGCTGTTGTAATAGTTGCAGTATATGCAGTTCCTGTTTTGGTTACAGCAAATTTTGCTCCGAAGCCTACGCTACCGGCATATGACATTGTTGGTGATGCAAATACAACTGTTCCAGATGATTGGGTAACTGAAGTATATGATCCTGCTGTGTACGCTAAGTCCCAACGTGCTCCAGTACCTGTGGGTGTATATGATCCTGGTATGCCAGTTAATGATAATGCGCCGTCCCAATGTACACCTGCGTGTGTTACAGTAAGTATTCCGCCATTAGCTGCAACAGAGGCTACAGTTATAACTATATCGTTAGTGACTGACAGGCCACCTAAAGTTATGCCGTCTAGTTTAAGTCTATCACCTATTTTATAAAGCGTGCCTGCTGCATTTACTGCAACAGTGTATGTGCGTCCTGCGTTCCCGTCGAGCGCAATATTAAATGTTGCATTGATACCGTTGTTAGTGTCGTTTGTCCCGCCGATGCCCGGATATGTCTTTTTGTTTGGTACTATAGCTGCTGTAAATGCATCTGTAACATCAATATAAGTTGCTGTTACGTTATTAATATAAGTTGCAGTGCCATCGCCTTTGTCTAGGGCTAAGTTAGGGACTATACCAGTAGTGTCTTCAAGATACACTCGAGTTCCTGCAATAGCAGTGTTATCAGTTACTATTGGAGTTAAGTAGGTGCCGCCGCCTGCACTAGTATCAATAATACTAGTTACCTGCGAGCCTGTTGGTATAGCTGCGTTAGTAAGTGGAGAACCAATTTCTGGGGCGCCCCCATCAAATGGTATAATTGTTTCGCCAGTTGCTATTCCTAATTGAGTAGTTATTGTTCCTGAGCTACCATTACTTACAACTGTAAATGTTGGATTACCAATTGTTGCTCCTGTGTAAAAACCAGCTTGTCTTAACTGTGTATATGTTGTAGATAATGTTGTTGGATTAACTGTACCAACTTTAGATTTTGCATAAAAAGTAAAGGTACTAGTTGTTGGGATTTCTACAATAACAAAGCTACCCTCGGCTCTTGCTGCACCATTAACACTATCTTCAAGTGCTTTAATAGTAATAGGAGTGCCTGCTGTAAAGCCATGTGGCCCTACTGTTGTAACAGTAATTAATGATTGACCAATGCCGTCGGTGCCTGCTGATGCGTCAGTTACTACGCTAACTACTTGAGTGTCAGTGCCTGGTACTTCGTATACACTTGGATATCCTCTAAGTGTTGCTATAGCTGCCCACTTAGTAGGCTGCAAGCCGTACTCAAAGTCAGCATCAAGCATTGATAATGGATTTGCTGCACGTGGACGTTCAATGGCATCTGTACCAAAGTCGTATGGTCTAGTAGTTACAACACTCTTTCCGTTTTCAATTTGTTCTACAAAAAGTTGTATGTCATCTGTACTGCTATGTGCGCTAGTATTATAATTTAATTTAATAGTAGTTATGCCGTCAGTAATTTGTAAAAATTTAGCAAAGTCTGGATCTTCAGTAACACTGTTAGTACTAATGGTTACTACGCCACCAGTAGTAATACTAGTAAAGTTATATATTACTTCACTTTTAGTACTATTAGTAATCAGCAGTATTTCGTCAATACTGTACTTGCCTTGGAACTTAACCGAACCAACACCTTCATTTACAAGCTTAGGCAGTGATAGTAAACCGTTTTGTATAGTGTCTACTGTGTTGAACGCTAGTGTGTTAATTTTTGCTGCTGGTCCAGATGTTACTGAATTTGTTACAGCACTTGAAAATGTATGTAATGATGTATCTGAACTGATGCCTACACTAGCAGTTACAGTAGTACTAGTTACCGATGTAATAGTAATTGGTGCGTAATAATACGGGTCTTTGCCTTTGGTGTTTGGGACACCTGATGCTCTTGGATACGGATGTAGCGTTGCGTTGCCATCAAGAGCACAAGTAAATGTTATGCCTGCAGGAGCAATATGTATTTCGTCTCCTACTTGAAGCGTATGACTGCCAATTGTTATTGTCATTTTTCCAGTAGTAGGAATGTATGTTGCGTCAGTTGGTGTAAATTGTGCTGTTGCTTCAGTTGCAGTACCTGATGTTGTTTGTACTACTTCAGTTTGCAGAGAAGTATAAGCTACTTGTGCTAGAATATTATTTTGGATTAATTGTCCAATCCAATAGTGTGCAACTAATTCAGGACCTCGAGATCCGTCGACTTGTGCAACAGTTTGATCCCAATAATATTTAATATTATTATAAGTTTTTTCATTTCCGCCATAACGTAAGTCATTTAAGTACGAGTCAAGTATATAGCCAACATCTCTTTCGCATTTTAGTACACTAGTATTTGTATAATTATAAAACGTATCCTGTGTAGCATTTGTTACAGAACTTATCCAAGTGTGGGTAGCAGTGTCAGTTGATACTCCAGCATCAACTGTAATATTTACATTTGCTGTAACTCCTGTAACTATTAATGCCTTACCGAGGAACGGAACAGCTCCAGCAGAGCTGTTAGTAAATGTTATTCCGCCTGCTGCAATAATAATTGCATCACCTATATTTAAATTGTGTGTGCCAATTGTTAATAATAATACTCCAGTAGTAGGAGTGTATACTGCTGCTGTTGGGGTATACTGCTGTGCAGTAGCAACCCTGTTAGCTATAAATGCACTCATTTCTTTCTGTATGAAAGATTTATTAGAGCTTATTAATCCGTAAGCATTTGGAAAACGACTATCGTTTGCCCCGATACCAGGTTTAAATACATAATTTTTTATCTGCGTCTTTGCCATGTTTTATAATCCAAATGCTATTGATAGTGATAGTGCGGTACTATCTACATATTGTTTGTTAGTTACAGCACTAGCAGTTGCAGGCAATGCTGCAATCGTAGCTGCTGTAAATATTGCTGTGTTAGGAGTTGTTGCTCCGATTACTGTGTTATTTATAGTAGTGTTAACTACTGGTAGGGTCGAACCGGTAAGTCCAATAGTGCCTATTGAATTGCCGTCTATCCTCACAAAAATTTTATTTGCTGCTGTAATATCTAAGTCAGTAGGAGAGCCAATACTTGTAATACCAAGACCGTCAATATTTAATGATCCGCCGACATATAAGTCACCAGCAATGCCAACGCCGCCAGCAACTGTAACTGCGCCAGTTAATGAACTACTTGCAGACGTTGTGTTAGTAACTGCTATACTACCATATAATCCAACTGGATCTAATACTGTTATAGTTCCATATATAGTGCCAGCAGCGTTACCGTAATATAATTGATCCGGTGCATCCGAGGCCATATTAAACGTAAGCCTACCAGATGATTTTCCTTGGGCAGCTGACCCAGTTGATGAATCACTGTGGCGCAACCCTTCGTTATATAAAGTTAGTGTTCCTACAACACTACTAAAAATACTAAACGTAAGTGTACTTAATGTTAGATCAATTGATTTAGATGTATTTCTATACATTGTTAGTGCAGGATTGTCAGTGCCGTTACCAACTACAGTTCTAAAGTCTCCATCTACTTCAGTAAACGTAAAGTCAGCAGCGGCTCCAGCTTCTGCTCCTTCGAGTATAAGTGATTTAGCAGTGATATTTCCTGATGGGTCTACAGCAAAGCTAGGGCTTTCAAACCCGCTTTTAGATTTTAAGGGTGCATTTACAATCGTCGACATATATTACATTACTCCATCCACTTGTATTTATCACTTAAAATATTTAACGAGTAAGCGTATTTTGGCAATGAAAGTACTGTGCAGTGTAAATAACCTTTACGCCATCGTTTCCAGTTATAGGTGTGTTTGCTTGTCCGCCCATGCCATTGTGATAAACACAATAATAGTGTAAGGTAGGTGTATTTGCAGCAACAACTATCTCAGTATATGCTCCTGCGGTTCCTGCGGTTCCGACTACAGTAACACCTGTAGTGTACTCAGTACCACTCTCATGAATGCCGTGCGGAGTTACTGAAAATCTTAGTGGGTGGTTACTGTTACTAGAATCTGATTGATCAAATTTATATGTGCTACCTTCTACTAGATTAAGAGTATCTTGCCGTAGTCCGTCTATAAAGTATTTATTACCCTGCGAAGTACTAACTACCGTAACAACATATGTTGGGGTTACAACCGGTGTTACAGCAGGACTTACTACAACTTCAACGTAGCTTTTGTTTACAGTAGCAGATACAGCAATCAACTCACGCACTGTATGATTTCTGGCATATACTACTATACTAGCAACATCGTCTGTTGCTGTTACTAATACTTTAATTATTTCTTTGTGTGTTGTATCAAGGTCTGATGATATAGTATATTCAACTGACGACATTTCTCCAACATAAAATCGATCTAATAATGTATCAGTATATACTTGTTTCCAGGGGCCATTATGACTTGTGCCTGAATTGTTTTTAAATAATACTGTATTTTTTAACCCGTCGGTTAAATACTTTGTAAGTCGTTGCATAGTAAACCCCTATCTTTGTAATATTTATCAATTAAGAAGCTTACCTTTCAATATCCAATTTGCACTAACACGCCTAGGTACTGTGCTAGTTATAGGACAATGGTCAATTCGACAATCAAAAAATAAAGCTGAATTTTCTTTATGTTTATATGTTGCATCTTTAAATTGTGTTCCACCGTCAGCATCATTAACATAATATAATAAACTATAATATCCTTCATCATACATATCTTGGTGCCATCCGGTGTTTTGCCCAGCTGTATAAAAGTTAACCATGCATCTATGAAGATACTCTAATTGAAATATATCTTTGTTTGCATCTAACCAATAGTCAAGTGCATATATTAGCGTATCAGTTCCATGCCAATTGTTTGTATTATTTGTTATGTTAAACGGTTGTGTGAAAAATGCTCCAGCACCATCTTTCCCACCAGAGCTAGGATAATTCCAGTTGACCATAGGATCTAGAAGTTGATTATTAACTTTTTTATGTAGCCACTCCGGCAAAAAATTATCAAACTGTTTCATTAGTTATTTACAGTCAATAATTTATTATACTCAGGCAAATACAAATACTCTATCTTACTATATGCTAACGTGTGTAGTGCATCAGTTAGTGTTTCAACTAAAGGCTCGCCGCCTAAGTTAAAGCTAGTATTAAAGATAATTGGACATCCTGTCTTTTCTTTAAACGCTTTAATAATATCATAGTAATGCGGATTCTGTTCATGTGTAACTGTTTGTATGCGGCAAGTTCCGTCAACATGAATAATAGCAGGGATCTTTTCAGCAATACCTGGTTGACAATTAACAGCATACATCATATGCGGACTGTCTTCCATACCACGTAAGTCAAACCATTCATGCGCATCTTCAGCTAGTATACTTCCTGCAAACGGTCTAAAGTATTCTCTACGTTTAATTTCGTTAACAAAGTCTTTTCCATCTTCAAATGTAGGATCAAACATTAAGCTCCTATTACCTAATGCACGTGGGCCTGCTTCAGAACGACCTTGGAAACATGCAACAATATGTTTGTTAGTCATTAAGTCAATTACACGTTGGTTATCTGCGTCTTCAATAGTTGCGTTATACTTGTTAGCTGCTTCAGTAATTTCATTGCTGGAATAACTACGTGGAGGACCCATATAAATGTCACGTCCGTTATTCTTTCTAATATCTTCGGTTAGCATGTAATGGCCAAGTAGTGCGGCGCCAATAGATGTGCCGCCATCATTTGAAATAGGTTCAACAAATAGTTCAATACCTTTGTCACGCAAGCGATCTAATAAAAAGTAATTAGCTACACAGTTAAGGGCATAGCCGCCTGAAAATACTACTTGTGTTTTGCCCGACAGTTTAACCGCTTTAAGTATAAGATTATACACTTGTTCCTGTGTTTCTTGTTGTGCAGCATATGCAAGATCTCTTCTATTTTGAAGTAAAGAAAGGTCGCCTTGTTGATCATGGTTAGTATCTAACTCGGGGTATGCTTTGGCGTTGACTAATGCTCCCCTAGGGTAGAACGAAACAAACATATTTCTATCTGATAGCATAACACCGTCTCCGTGCTCTACAAAAAACGGCGGTATATTTTTATTAGGCTCACCATAAGGAAATAATCCCATAGTTTTGCCTGCTTCAATTTCTTGAAAGCCTGCGTATTTTGTTGCTGCTTCGTATGTTTTAGTAATGCCTGCGGAACCAGAATGAACAGCAATATGAGTTCCTTCTTCTCCTAAGTGTTCGGAGGATGCATTATGATCAATATTTGTTAATATAGTGTCTTTACATGCACTATGCTTATATAGTGTTTTAAATGTCGAAGGGTAACTACAATCTATAATTGATTCTACTTCCCACATACTCATTTCCCACATTGAATCAGGACGGTGTTTTGGTTCATAATTGTACTCTATATCTTGTACTGAACCGCAGCCGTCAATGACTAAAGAAACTGCACTGTCAAATCCTGAACGATAAAACGAACATGCTGAATGTAGTTTGTGATGCTGATGACTAAGATCAATTACTTGAGGATGATTTTGTGGTTCTATACGTTGATCAATTAATCCTAGCTTCCGGGCCATTCCGGTGTATATGTTATCACCTGTAAATTCAATTTTTCCAGCTGCTTCTATAGACGTAGTATGTGCCATAAACATGTAATCTACTTTGTCAGTATATTCTAATACCTTTGTCATTGCAGCAAGCGGCGAGCCGTCGTACTTATTTCTACTGAGGCGTTCTTCTTCAATTGAAAATACTATTTCGCCGTTTTTTACAAGACATACTCCTGCATTGTGGCCTCGAGAAATGCCTAAAATCCAAAAATCTGGTCTACTCATGTACGTTGTCCTTAATTATCAGTTGTTTATTATTGCGCTTGCAATTTTCTTTATTTGGTTTTCGGTTAGTGCCATTGCTTGTTCATTTTGCCTGTTAGCATGTTCGTCTGAAGTAATACGTATAGGATTATATACCCGTTTGCTTTTATTAAAATCAAAAACTTTAAAATTCTTGTTTTCTGGATACGAAACATTTTCAGGATATGTTGAACCTAATACTACATACGAAGGTTTATCTATTGCATGTGTAACGTGTTGCCCTACAGAATCACAACCAATAAATGCATCTGCTGCGTCTAGTAAGCCAAACCATTTTCGTAGATCTATATTTTCTACAAAGAATACTTCTTCTTTAACTCCTAACTTTTGAAAGTCTACGTTAAATTCGTTCATTAGTAATACGCAATATCTATGTTCAATTAAGCGTATTAGTCGTGCAGCGTCAGCTATTGTAAACGACCTTCCTGAGTTGTCAATAGGTCCACTAGGTGCCTCTATAGCACCTAGTGTGATGCCTTTTCCAAATGGTTGAAAAATTATCAAAGGTTTGTTATTACGCTTACTTTTCATATCTGTAATAATACTAGTTGCAGTAACCTTTTCTTCATTACTTAAATGTATTGCTAAATTTGATAATTCTTTATCTAATGATCCATTAATAATTATATCAAACGCTTGAGAAATAGAACAGTGTTGATTATAATATTCCCATACACCGTACGGCTCAGGTACTATTAAATTTCGTTGTTGTATTTTATCTTTAAATAAATGCGCATGACCAACTGGATATGATCTAGCATGTAATTCTGGGTGCCCGGAAAATGCTTCGTATGCAAATTCTGAAAATATTATAAAATCATCTTGCGGATTATTTCTATGATATTTTTCTAATGCAGGAATAGCACAAATAACTCTGCCTATACCTCCATTTATATAAAATGCTGTATTTCTTTGATTAACTATTTCTTGTTTCATAAATGTAACTCGTTTAAATTTTCATTTTTTCCAAATAGGCCTTTAACAAATACATTAAAGGCTAAGCTTATTCTTGTTTTATCTGATTTATTAGGTGCTACTTCGTGCAGTAGTGTAGAAGGAAAATATATAATACCATTAGTACCAACAGGAATAGTCCAATTACGTGAGTTAGCTAAGTTATACTCTGAAACATCTATTGCTAGTGTCTCATTAGCAGTAATGTTTGTATTACTATTTGATGAAAACGTTATACTATCGGTTTCGTCAGTTTCTATATAATATACTCCGCTAATTATCGAATTAGAATGATTGTGCTTATGGTGTGCAGTTCCAGGTGGATTAATATTCAACCACGACTGTGTTAGATAAAAACTATGTTTTTTATCAATACACATTACTTCATTTATATACACATCTAAGCCATCAAGTATTCTTCTTTTTATTTCACTATAATGATCTAATTCTAAAATATTATGATTAGCTGAAGAAAAGTTTTGGGCTGTATTTAACGTCATTTCCGTTTGCTCGTTAGTTGTGTCATGTACGTTAGTATCACTATAGTGCGTATCATATAAAAATACAGGAGTGCCAAACAATAACATAGTATTCGATTGTGCCTTTGTTGGGTTGTATTCTATCATTGTTTCTTTTTCCCTCGTAATATCCAGTTTACACTAAGTCTTCTTGGAGATGTATTACGTATTGCTGCATGCCATTCTGTACACTTAAATAACAAAAATCTGTTTTCTTTGTGTTTAACAGAAGGATGGTCTTTAAACTCAGTGCCGCCGTCGCTGGCATTTACATAATACAATAATGAATACCAATCGTTATCTTTATCTTCGGGTATATCTTGGTGCCATCCTGTATTTTGACTAGCTGTATAAAAGTTTATTAAACATCGATCAACATAGCTAAGTTCAAATAAGTTTCTATTATCATAAAGCCAACAATCTAACGCATACACTAGCGATCCGCACTGTGAAAAGTCTTGCTTTACGTCATGTTGATATGGTATATGAGCCAACGATGCTTTATTAAGATCAGTATCAAGCCCGCCATATCCTGGAAAATGCCAATCTACAGTTGGTAATTCAAGCTCTTGACGACAGCGTTCATGCAGCCATGCTGGTAATGTATCATCACTTATTAATATCATTAGTACCATCAATTCTAATATTACCCGATACACTTATTCTATAGTCATCAGAAGTGTAAAACGGATACACACAGTGATGTAATGTTGAAGGAAACATTAGTATAGTTCCTTCCCAAGACTTATCTACGGGCAATGGTGTAGGACGCAAGCTTCCTAAGGCATCAGTATGAAAAAAGGTAAATTTTGATGTAGACGCTCCATCAGTGTCGACACCAGGGTCAGAACCTTGCCCTGATACTGGAGGGAAATAAGTTTCTTCTTCTTTTAAATCATATGGAATATTAATCCATATAACAAAGCTTAATACACCTGAATGATGATGTACTGGATTAAACTCATACTTTTTTTGTTTATTAACCCACATACTACTAAGATATAGTCTATATTTTTTGTTCTTTGCAGCTTCTTCAAAGGTACCAATATGTCCTGGGGTTCCTTCATCCCATTGTTGTGCCATAGCTTCTATAAACGGAGCCATATTAGGCACAACATGATTTAATGAATATTCTTCTTTCATGTGTCCTAATAGATTGTTATTGTATTTCTCACCATTTTCTTCTGTTATCTCACTAATGGCGTTTGATAATCCTTCAAAAAGGTCAAATGGTAACTTTGATTGCATTACTCCTGGAGTAACGAGAAAGTTCATTGACATTTTAGCTACTTCGTTTTCTGACATTTAATGTTCCTTGTTATTGTATATATGCTTCGATAACCAGTCGTAAGCACTAAGCTGGGTTTTTACAGCAGCTTTCCATTGTTTTATTTTGTTGCGTCTATCATACAAAAACTTGTCACATAGATCACGCATACTTATTTGTAAGCCTAATTCTTGCTTTGAAATATCTATCTCATTATATACATTGTAGTTCATGCCATTAGCTATACAAACAATACCTGCTTTTCCAGAATGTTTAAGTGTGGCTGTTTTCTTTATGTATAAGTCATTAAAGCCGCTTGAACTGTTTTCTAAGTTTGGATCATAAACTCTTGCTCTATTTTTATTCCAGTAATCAGAATCGCTTCTTATAGTTAATGTATAATGCAATGCAACAAATTGTGCAAAATTATGATAAAACTTTCTTGTGTGTGCATTATACACATCGCGATCAAATTGGTTAATTACAGGGCGATCTGCATGTCGACAAAATTCTAAAATAAACTCATGCACACTTAATAAGCCATTACTTTCTAAAGGTTCAATAAATGCAGCAGCTAATCCAATACCTAAAACATTCTTTACCCATGTACGCTCGTATATACCTGTCTTAAAGTTAATATTTCTAAAATTAAGATCGTCAGTAACCCTATTGGGGTTATGTAATGTCATTTTATCTGAATTAAGATGATCTTTAAATTCTTGTAGAGCGTCTTCGTCTGATATAAACTCATCTGAATATACATACCCTGTACCTATCCTAGACCAAAGTGGAATATTCCAAACCCAACCATTACTTAATGCAGTACAATTTGTATACACTTCTAATTCTTTTTCTTTATCAGTATACGGTACTTGCACAGCCCATGCTTTGTTATTTGGTAAAATATCACTATAAGATACAAACGGTTCTTCTAATGCTTTGCCTAATAGTAAACTTTCAAATCCAGTACAGTCTACATAAAGGTCTGCTTGTAACTCTGTACCGTCTTCGAGTATTATTTTAGATATGCCGTTGTCGTCAGTAGGTGCATCTTTAACTGTTCCTACTACGTGCTTAACACCTCGAGGTATGCAGTAACGATCTTTAAGATACTGTCCAAACAATAAAGAATCAAAATGGAAGGCTGTATTATAATCAAACCTGAAATCATCAAGGCCATTGTCTTCATTAGTTGATATTTTGTTTTCATTTACTAATGCCATTACAGGCCAAAAGTTTTCAGCAAAGTCACTAGAGTGTGTTTCGGGATAATACGCTTTTTTTAATGACCAATGATTATAATTAACGTCATCAGTTTCTATAGGGTCTCCAAAGGGGTAATGAAATCCACCATAGTCTTTATCATAAAAGTCAGTAAATTTAATACTAAGCTTATACGTACCGTTTGTATGTTGTAAGAAGTCCTTGTCGTCTATTCCAAGGTAGTTGGTCCAATCTCGGATAAATCCTAGTGTACTTTCACCTACACCTACTTTAGGAATATCAGCACTTTCTACTAGTGTAATATCTTTGTTAGGAAATTTCCTAACGAGGGTTGAAGCAGCCATCCATCCAGCTGAGCCTCCGCCAACTACTATTATACTATTAAATGCCATAAAAATGCCTCCGTTACTGTTATTTAAGTATAACAGTGATTGGAGGCATTGTCAAGTGGTTTTTACAGTGGTTCGCCTGTTTCTGGATGACGCGGAGTAGGTGCGTTTGATAGATTATCAAACTCTCCTGGTTCAGTTGTTCCTGGGCGCATTGGCCAGTCTATATCATGCAGTGTATCAATGTCAGCCCAAACTATTGTAGTTGGTAAGTCTCGAACAGCTTGTCTATAAGTTGCCCAAGTTGCTTTGACTGAGTCACTTAACGGCGAATCAGGCATTTGTGTCCAATCGCTGAGCATTAACAAGCTTTCTCTAGTACGAGTTAAAAATCGATCCTGTTTTTCAGCATCTGATAATGCTGTAACAACCCATTCTTGTGTAAATGTTCCGTCACCATTATCAGTAATGTCGCCTTCTTCAGTATCTGATCCTGTCATGCCATTAGCATAAGTAAGATCAGAATCTGCGATTCCTACATAACCAGCAGCAGCAAGTTCTTCTATAGTAAAGTCCCAAGTTCCCATTACTGCCATAATGTTATTAGCAACATACACGCCTGTGTCAGATGCATCTAGGGCACCATTTTCATCTATTTTTCTATATGTTATGTTTTGCATATCCATGTTTTATATGTCCTTTATCTATTATAAGTTGTGTGTGTTACAGCAAGGCCAGCATCTGCTGTCGCCCCACAAAATGCGTACTGTGCCAGGTCCGCCCCAGCCGCCTGCATTACCAGTACCGCCGCCGCCGCCGCCGCCGCCGTAGCAACCACCGCAACTATGACCGTTTTGATTTCCGTTTGACCATGGTTCGCCTGGCTTGCCACAGGTACCGCCTGAGCCGCCTTGGCCTCCGGCGCCTGTTTGGTGTGAGTAACCTGCGTTAGAACAGTGGCCGCAACTTGCTGGACTTGTAGCATAACAACACATTCCACATGCGCCAGTACCGCCACCACCACCAGTTCCGTGTGTTGAACTGTGGTGACTTGTACCAGATCCGCCGCCGCCGCCACAACCGCAATAGTTTGAAGTGGTGGAATTTGCTGGTGCAGCGCCACAATAGCCAGCAGCGCCTCCGCCTCCGCCGGCTGTACCAGGGTAAGCAATCATTCCGTAACTACCGCAACATGTGCCAGTGCCGTCTGTTACTGCGCCAATGGAATAACAACCGCCGTAGCAACCACAACAGCCACCACATGCATTCATTCCTGGCCAACATGAACATCCGCCGGTGGTACTATTCCAGCAGCCTGCGCGTCCAACTTGGATACAATAATTACTTCCAGGAGATACTGGAATATTATTAGCCCATACTCTACCGCCACCGTGTCCGCCACAAACAGCCCACTGATAGTTGCCGCCGCCTCCTGCGCCGCCTGCCATAACGTGTACCTTAGTTACACCAGCTGGTGCAGTCCAGCTATACGAGCATTGCCCGCCATTCTGACCGTATGCACCGTTATATTGTTGTTGTCCTAGTACTACAGAGAACTGAACTTGCTTACTAAATGCTTGGGTTCTATATACGCCTGCTGGCATGGCGGCGTTACGAACACCTAATGTAAAGTTATAAGTGTTAGTTGATGGACTTGGTGGACCTGCCCAGTTTAACAAACCTCCGTTAGTTAATGTTGGAGTAACACCCGAAGCACTTGCTAAGTTACCTAAAGTTGTTATAGACCATTCAGTTGGTGAGCCGGTTGCTGCAAACTGAATGTTACCATCAAATATCTCTACTGAACTGTTATTCAGTGTAATTGCTGGATAGCCGTTAGTTGTACTAACATTTATTACAACATCTACTTCATATACTTTATTATATTTTGTATCAGTAATATCTAATTTAAGTACTGATAGTGCAATCATACTAGACGCTGCACCTGTTAATGTGCCTGAGCTTGATATAGACAGTCCGTATTGGGCTCCGTCGCGCCAAGCAAATGTATAAACAGAGTCACCAAACGCACCAGTAACTGATAATGTTGTGTTTAGTGTTTCGTTAGCGTTTACAAAGTCAGGAAGAGGATCTCTGTCCAGAGACGCTCCTCCAGCTAAAACAAATCCGGTGCCATTACTTGTTAGTACCAGTCCGGAGTTCAACGTATTTGGATCTTCCAGTTGGTGGCCACTGCCTTTGTTTTTTGATAATCCTATAAATCTTCCCATTGTTGCTTCCTTTTATGCGTTAATTATATTTATATTTATGCTGCTGTTTCGATGCCAACAACAACCGCACTAACGGACGCTTGGCTCGAAAGCACAACAATTTTCTGTGTGGCAGCTAATACTATACCAGTACGTTCTAAAACGTTCTTAGCTAGTAAAACTGTCTCAAATTCTATATATTCTCCCACTAGTGGGGTATCAGCGTCTGCAATTGCTATGCTAATATTAGACGTTGCTGCGCCTCTATTGCATATTGTTACACTAGCAACAGTATATGTTGCTGCTGGGGTTAAGTACACTGTTGCGAGCGTTGCTGCGCTCATATCTTGTGCTGCTAATCTTCCTGTGGCCATGTTATCTATTCTCCATTATGATGATAAAAAGTAATTTAATGCAACTGGTGCACCTTTAATACCGCCAGTAAAATTAACTTTCTGTGTTATATTTATCTGTGCGTTAGTAGTTGTTGTTATTTCTTGTCCTGATATTTTTACGACTCCAGCTGTCATACTGTTTACATTAAGCTCACCTGCACCTCCACCAATCTGTGAAGCAATGTAAGTTTTAATTGCTTTTTGTGTTGGAACAATAGAATCACTATTAGCAGTAAATGTACCATCTACACTAAATTCAGTAATTGTTGCGCCTGTACCGCCAAGTGCAACTGCACCTAGTTGTAGTTCGTTTAGTCCAGTAATGTTAAACGCATCAGCGTTAAGTGTAGCTACACCAGTTGCCTGTTCTACGTTAAACAATCCGCCAACTCTAAAGTTACCATCTTGGTCAGTAGTTGTGTAGAATACTCTGCCACCTCCTCCAACAACAGTTTCGTTTGCTGGTATTGGTGCTGTTCCTGGTGCGCCTGGATAGTTAGTATTTGCAAAGTTACCTGTACCAACGTCTAGGAAATCGTGTCCTGTTAGACGTACTTGTGAATACCTAATACGTACTGATATAGCTGCATCATCTGCAGGTGCATCTGTAATAGTCATTGCAGGACTAATTTGGAACTGCGCTGAGTATGGTCCTGATCCAGTAGTGTTTCTAATAGCTACAAGCTTATAGTAATTACTATCGCCAGCAATAGTTAAGTTGGCGCCCGCTTGTGGAAGTGCTGTTACTCCACTTACATTAATAAGTGTTCCAGGTTGGAACATGTCTGCATAACCGTCACCAACTATTGTTGCTGCTGCTGTTGCAAATCCTGTACCTCTGTTAGTCCAAGTAGGCTGTGCTAATACACCGTTACCAATTCTAACAGTATGCGGAACATCTACAGTGTTACTTGGATCTGTAAGTGTCAATGTAGGTGCGCTGCTATACCCTACACCTGGATGCCATATTGTAACCAATGCAATTTTTCCATCTGCTACATATGCTCTGCCTTTAGCAGTACTTGCATATAAATTATCTGCAGGTGCAGTAAATGTTACTCTTGGTTCAATTGAATATGTAGTAGTTGCGTCAAGTACTGATTCTATAGCAACACCAGTTACATGGTCCCAGCCTGCACTGTCATCACTCATCTTTTTAACAGTTGCAACTTTTGTGCCGCTATTGTATGTGTCAACGTAAGCATATTGACCTGCGCCTGTGCCGTTTGTAATATATATTGCCATACCTACGTATGCTGCACTAAGTTTTACATCAGTGTTAGATATAGTAATTTGTGTTGCTGTGCCTTCTTGAGCAACGTTAGCGTTTTTAACATACCCTGCTCCGCCTTTGTTAGCAGCAGGATCAGTAAGTCTAACTTCAAACACACCGCCGTTTACAACAACTGGGCTGTTAATAGCTGCACTATAACCTTCGCCTGAAGGTGTTATAGTTGTGCCGCCTGCTGTATATCCAACACCTGCGTTTGTATATTCAATAATAAGAATGTTATTATCGTCTGTTAATACGTGTTTTGAGAACGCTTCTAAAGCAAAGTTATCAACATTACCAGTTACTGGTACTTCTGTTGCATCAACGCCTTCAGCAACAGTACCAAACGTACCATATGAACTGTTACCGTTTGTTGCACGAATCTTGCCGCCATTTTCTGCTAAGTAGCCGATGTGGCCGTAGTATGAGAACACACTAACAAGTTCTGCTCTTCCTAAGTTAGTAACCCAGCAACCAATTCCGTCACTAATGATTTGCGTAAAGTCGTTTGCAACAATACTGTCGTTGCCTCCGGCATGTAAGTCGCCGTCTATCTTTAGACCAACACAGCCAGTACCAAATGTAGTTACGTTTTGTACATATGGAGATTTGTTTGCAATCCAAGCGCCTGTATGTGCAGTTCCCCAACCTGGGTCTAAACTTACAAATGCTCCTGCACTTGGACGTTTAGTTCCAAATGCGTTGTTAGAACCAAGTGTTCCTGTTAGTCCTGATATTGTACAGTTACGTAAGCCTGTTCCGTTGCGCATGTAGAACATATCTTCAAGTGCTGAACCGTATACTGAGTTAGCATATAACCGTGCAGCTAATAATGACTTGTAATTACCTGTGTAAATTAAATCCCATTGTATAGCATCTAAGTAGCTATTAACATCTCTTGAGCATGCTGCAATACTATAAGTGTAAGAAGGATGTTGATCTGCAACATATGCATGAACTTCAGCTACTAAGAACGCTCTGTTTGCTTCAATAGTTTCTACAGCATATGTATAACCAGTTGTGGAGTTTGCATCGTTTGTTCCATAAGTTACAGGAACAGTCGAATCTCCCGATACTCCATTTACACGGTAGTCAGTATAATCATAAATCTGTGTCCAAAGGTTAGCTGCAAATGCTCCTGCTGCTGCGCTGCCTGCTGGAGAAGTTGTTACTTGAGTTAATGCGTTTCCTGTTGTTTTAGTTACAGCAGAGTTAGTAACAATGTCACTTGTAATAACTGCCATTCTAGCATATACATCTAACGAGATAGTTGTGTCTCCTACTGCTGTTACGCTACCAGCTGGAGTTATTCTTGTTGAACGTAGTTCGTCTCCTACAACTGCTGTATTTTCAGGGACAACAATTGGAAGTATTTCTGCAAAGCTTCCTGTTTTAACAAATATAGTGTGCTGTGGCATAACTATAGCTGGTACAGCCGTTGTGTTTCCTGCTGTAAGTGCCGAAGTAACTATGCCTATTAGTGTAGTTACTACTGTTGTTGCATCTGATTCTTCAGTAAGAGTAGCGTCAGTAAATCGAGCTAAACTACCGCGTACTGTTGTCGGAGCAAGATTAGACATAACTGCGTCTGCAAGTGTAATAATGTATGCAAGTCCTGCAGCAGTTGCAGCTGGTGAAGCATTTACTCCGCCAATGTAAGTAGTGCCGTCGGCTGCATAATATGCCTTTGCTGCTTGTACTGAACGCTGATTGCCACCATGTGATAAATCCCATATAACTGCGTCAAGCACTTGTCCAGCATCTCTACGACATGTTGCTTGTACATAAGAAAGACTTACTGCTGATGTTCCTGTAGCATCTGCTAGAGCAAATAATGCACCGCCGTTGGTTTCTGAAACTGTAAATGTAGTTGCGTTAATAATAGTTTTTACAAAGTATTCTGTTCCTGCAACAATGTTTCCAAAAGTAGTGCCTGCAAACTTAATTGCCACATTTGGTGCTAGCCAACTTGTACTAGTTACAGTAATAGCATCTGTTGATGCAGTTGTAGCTGTAGCAGTATCGGTATAAGTAGCTTCAATATATTCAATTACTTCATCTTGGATGAAGTGTCTGTTTCTTTGCAATAATGTTTTAGCGTTAAAACGTATTGCTCCAGCTTGTACTTGTTGTGTTGCGTGTTGCAAAGTTTTCCAAGGACGATCAATTGTTACACCACGGTTAGGTGCTTTGCCGTCGACGCCAGCAGATCCTTCAACATAAAATATATTATTAAGTTGTCCAAGGTATGCCCATTCTGGAGCATTTCCTGCTGCATTTACTCGTAAGCCTTGTCCCTCTGTGCCAACTGGCAATCTTGTTGCGCCAGCGCCGCCATAGTAAACAATATCGCCTGCTGTGGTTAAGTTTCCTGATTCTGCGCCAGCGTTGACTAAATTCCATTCGCTGCCGTCTGTATCTTGATCTGGTCTGTTTTGTAATGTAACTTGGTCTGAAGCATGTTTAAGTACACAAATGTAACTGTTAACACCGTGTCCTACAACATCACCTAAATCATATTCTGTTGCGTTGGCCCAAGCACCTTTCCATTCAAAACCTTCGTTAAGTCTCTGCCAGTATGTTGCACTTGGTGGATGTTGTGATGCATGCTTTAGAATACATAGATACGTATAACCGCCTACTCGAGCTACATCTCCTTCGATATATTCTAAGTCAGATGCATTGGTGTCATAGTCGCCTACGTAACGAAATCCAGTTGTAAACAAGTCCCAAGCTGCTGCGTTATCGCTTGGCTTTAAACCAATGTTGTTTGTAATTGAAACATAACTATAACCGCCATATGTTACAAAGTCACCTGGTTGATAAGCTGTGCCTACTGCCCAACCATCTTCAAATTCTAAACCTTCAACAAACTGTGCCCAATTAGATTCGTCTGCTGCTAAATTAGTTGCACTACTTGTGTGTTGTGTAGTACAAATCCAAATGCCGCCGCCGTATTTTACAACGTCATTAATTCTGTAACGTGTGTTTATTGCGTGGGTAGACCTATATTCGATGCCTTTATGTAGATAATCAAACTTGGCTTGATCTGCTTCTAAACCTAATGAAGGAGTCGC